AATCATCTACAATATTCCTAAGTACTTTTGATTTAGACATACCATTTGCCAAACCATATAGCACTAAATAGGAGACAACTCGTGGAGGCATGTAAGCCCCCACAAGTTTGTCATATCTACCCCCTTCTGGACTCAGTACACCCATATCCTAATTATTTATGGCTACGAACTTCTTCCTCATCACAGGCATCCCATAGGTCACATTTGTCACAGTCCTTGAATTTACCTATGTCAACTCCAAACTTATGTCCATAAGGACATTTGTCTTTTTCTTCTTTCTGTGCTTGACTGGGACGTTGTCTTGTTGTTCTCTCTTCCTTTACTTCTTCAGGTTCCTTACTTTTCACTGTACTTGTGGTACTGCCTCTACTAAAGGAAGAACGAGGTGGTGTTTCCTTTTCCTCAGAACGACTTTTACGGGTATCAATTTCCTCTCCCTTTTCTTTTACTTCTTTTAGTTCTCCACCGTCAGGTTCAATATCCATTTCGAGGAACTTTGCTTCAAGTTCTTCATAGGATAAAATATTTAGAACCTCTTCAAGACAAGCCGTTTCATCAATAATACTTTCATCAATCGGTTCCCTTTCGTCGTAATCAATACGGTCAGCTTGGGCATAGGGTTCACTCTTACCAATAGTCTTACTGGCAAATCTTACATTCAATGTTCTACCTTCTTCCAGATCTGGAAAAATACCCAATTTCGGATTCTCATCAATATCGTTATCAATCATATTTTGTAGATTATAATAACTGATATCAAGTAAGTGCATCTGTTCTTTGAACTTTGAATGTTCTCTGGGAATTACATTATACAGAACTCTCTTTGAAGCTTTCAAAGAATCTGTTTCTTTTTTATTCGCTCCTTCCTTAATACGTTTGGAACGGGCATTACAAACTGGGCAGGGTTTCCCTATTGTTGAAGGACAAACAACTGTTTCACCGTCCCCTCCTCCAATTCCTCTATGGATAAAGAAGGAATACTTGTACCATAATGTTCCAGGTGTAGCACGTCCTGTCCTGGGATTACGATCAGGGTGCATAGTGGTTTTTACTTCGTAGGGAATAATATCAAATTTACTCCTCTTCCCAGGCTCTGGAGAAAATACCGATACGTCTTTGGGTAATCTTAAGTATCCGTATGTACCACGTGCCGTTTTCTTTTCATGAGAATCCTCATAGACATAATCCCTGAAATTACTTTTTTTTCTTTCTCTTGCCATTTTCTTACTTTTTTAATTACTCTTTCCTCTTGTTAATTTACGTTCTACTATATCGTTTGATCTTTCAATCTTTTGTTGTCTTTCCCATTGTACATCCCGGGGCATCTTAGGTCCTGCGAAGTACTGTTGTCCATGAAGTCGGACAAGATTTTCAAGGGCATCTTTCCTTTGTGCCATTGCTACAACTGCCGCTTGGGCTATATCTGCCTCATACTTTGCATCAACATAATCCTTATAGGCATCCCTATATTTCTTTTGTTGAAGTATTGTATTAAGTATTGCTCCTTCAGTTAATTTTTCTAGGTCATATTCTCCTGGGTTTGTTCTTATATCAGTATCCAGTTCAGCCTTTACAACGTCAAGATTTTCTTTCTTCCTGTCTACAATTTGCCTTGCTTGTGCGGCATTACGGGCATAACGAAACATTAGACTGGGTTGATCTAACCACTCTACATCTAACGCCGTCTCATCAATCCTTATATCTAGTTCGTAATCCATAATATTTTAATTACATTGATTATCAAATTCTGATTTCAACATTATTTTCCGTGCTTCCTCAAGGTTTTTTATACCTTTGTCTAAAGAGGCTCCTAACTTTTCTAAACAGTTGGTAACCAATACTAAATTCTCTTCTAACCAACTAATATACTGTTCATCACTTTTTGGGTAATGTCCATATTCCTGATTAAAATAAATATGTATATCTTTTAGTGTCATAAAATAATTTTGTAAGATTTATAAAAAAGAAATAGTGTCGGAGGCTTGGTCAATCGGAATTACATCAAAAATTGTACTCTTGTTATAACAGTCTGTTATTTGGTATTTCAATGTTAATTGTTATTACAATCGGAATTACTTCCGTTTATTTATAAGACTACACGGCAGTCTTTCTTTCTATTGCTCTACCATCTAAGCTACAAAGTCGAGTGCCTTTCGGCTGGACTCTGATCGGATTTGAACCGACGACACATAGATCCTATTTTTCATGTATAACAAACACACTATTGCCAAATCTAGGCAATTTTTTTGCAACGAACAATCCGGTTTGTTCTACCATTTTTAGGTAATGGTGCCAACCTTAGCCTCCACGCCCACTATTTCAAAGAACTTCAATATCTTAAGAAGGGACTCAGAATGCTTCTCCACCAACGGCATCGCCTTTTCTCTGCTTAGTGGAAGGGTCACAAGACAATTTTCTTACATTCTACCTTTTCTTTGAGTCCCAATATTTTTACTTTTTAGGTAAGTCAGGAAGTTTGGACACATGTTTTCTTTGCCATTCTTCCATTTTATCTGCTTGTTTATAAGCCCTTTCAACCATGTCTGTATCTCCATCATTATCCATTAACATATTAGCCCACTTTCTTAATATAGTAGGTGCTAGCATATCTTGTCCTCTTAAAAGGAAAACAGGTTCGTCTTCAGGAATTAATCCTGCTGGATCTTGTATCCGATCATAATCTTTTCTTGCGTGTTTCATTTTTTAATTGTTTCTAAGTACTCGATTAAATATTTTGCATACGAAGTTAATAGAATAACTCCTTTGTATGGAAATGTTATTAGTCCCTTATCTTTTGCTACTTTATATCTCCTTTTCAAAGGAATAAGATCCTTTATTGATACGGTTGTCATTTCTTTTCCTGTTCTGTATTGGGTTCAATGTAATCCTTCATTACATCGGGATTTACTTCTATTTCAGTAATCCAATTAGCCTGTTGTATCGCGGCATCAACCAATCTCAACTGTTTTGCATACCAGTCGTAACCTGCGGCAATTTGATTAAAGGTAATCTTTGGAACTTTTAAGTCCAGGTCATCAATACTTTCACTTATTGCCTTACGTTTGATTTTTGTTTCAAACAACCCACTAACATTTATTGGTTTAAGTTGCTCAAGTTTTTCATTGAGTTCCTTGCGTCTGAGTAAAGCCTCCGCTAATTTGATTTTCATAAATAAAAAGTTAAGATTTAACAATTGAATAACAAGCATAAACTATTCCTGGAAAACCTATATTATAGGTGGGTTCCCAAAATTCTTCTATTATTCTTGCCGCCAGTACATTATCCGTTTTTAATAGTACGGCTTGGCAATAACCTAATACCACACGGCGGATATCTTCTGCCTCTTGTCCTTTTAGTCCTTCAAGTATTTTCTTTATCACGTCCCAAGTTACACCTTTTCTCATTAATGCTCGGCATAATTCAATTACTTGAGATTGTTGTTCAGCGGCTTTTTTAGCCATTTCCAATCTTTCATCTTCCGATACTGCCAATACTTGTTCAAGTATTTGTAAGGCATTACGTGGTAACCCAAAACTGTCCTGTATTATTTGTTCACATACTTCATCTGTAATGACTTCATTTTCTTCCTTTGCCACACGTACTAATAACCTTTTCATTACGGTACTATCTAAGGCTTCCATTTGGAATTCACTACATCTACCCCTTATCGTAGGTAGTAGTTTTTGAGGATCTGTTGTGCATAGAATAAAATATACATGTTTAGGTGTATCTTCTAATATCTTAAGTAAGGCGTTTTGGGCGTCGTTTGTCATCTTATGGCATTCATCAATTATCCATACACGACACTTTCCTTCCATCGGGGCAAACTGTGTATTCTTTCTTATTTCTCGTACAGTATCTATACCTCGGAAGTGGGCAGAATCTAATTCATTCAAATCCATTCCTATACACCCAAGTTCTTTTGCTATAATTCTCGCCATTGTTGTTTTACCACAGCCTGTAGGTCCGTGAAACAAAAACGAATGAGGACAATCTGCTATCCTTTCAGGCACTAACATTTTTTCCAATGCCGTTCTTGTTAAACTATTACCACGTACTTGATCTAAGGCTTGTGGGCGGTATTTTAGATATAAACTCATGTTAATTACTTATTTACTTACATATTATACAAAAAATTTTTTAAATCAAAAATTGTTCACTTAATCTTACTTTTCTCAGCCCAACTCCCATCTACAGGGGATATCTCCATATCTATATCGAGTGGTACAATTATCCAAGGCCAAGCCTTAGGCAAATCTTCCGTAGAAATTCTTTTTATAACTCCTTTAATATAATCTAATTCATTAGGATTAACATCAAGAATTATTGAGTCATGTATTTGTCCTATTAATCTTGTATCCCACTTTTCTAATTGCATTAGCCTATCCTGTTCAATAAAGGACCATAGGTTACAATGGAATGCCGCTCCCTGTACTGGATAATTAATACAGTCATTCTTCCCCATAACTCCGCTACATTGAAATCCTGTTAGTAGTGATATATAACCATATTTTTGATATATACTCCACCAACGCTCTTTCCACTCAGCATACTCAGGAAATCTATTTTCCCAGAAGTCTTTTTCAATTTTTTCCAAATGTTTTGTAAAAGAACTAAGTGAAGTAATACCCTTACTAATTAAATGATCTGCTAAATGACCTCCGTTAAGTTCAATACCTTGTCCTACACTCCATTTTCCTTGTTGAGGTAGTTTGCCCCATACACAAGCCATTCCTATTGCGCAGTTTCCAAAATAGTCACCGTAGAATTGTGGAAATACAAAACCATTTTTTGTTGCCTGCCTAAGTACATAATGGTGAGAATTATTTTTATCAAAACTATCCAACATAAAAATCTGTTGTGTCATATCCCCATGCATATCGGATAAAGGATCCTTTAGGTACCTTAACATGGTTGAATCCTTGTGATAACATGCCGCTATACGTACCTCTAATCCTGAGTAGTCAACCTCAAGTAATTGATGTCCGGGACGTGGGAATAATGCCTGTCGGCATATTTGCATGGACTCTTCATCTCTTTTAGGAATGTTTTGGAAATTAGGACTATCACTTGAGCTTCTATAAGTACGAACTAAATGTAGATTAAAGAAAGGATGAATATAACCATCCACTTGTTCCCTTCCAAAGGATTCTAAATATGTATCTCTTACCTTTTTAAGTTTACGAATTTGTAGGATAATATCTAACTCTGGAATATTCAATTGTTTAAGGGCTTCCTCATCAGTGGCTCCTTGACCAGAGGTTGTCATTTTTACAGGTTCTATCTTCTTTACCTTGTAAAGGAAACTTGCTAATTGTGCATTACTGTTAATATTTACCTTTCTTGTGGTATGTTCCCAATGACGATAGAAACTTGTATCTTTAAGTTCATTTTCTAACCGATCAATCCTTCTTGTTAAATGTTTTTTCTTACTTTCTAAATATTCTAAGTCTACTCTTATACCTGCCATCTCTGCCCTACCTAAAGCAAGAATACCATTATGCATTAACTGATAGGCTTCATATGTTTTTGGATTTACTTTCATATTTAAAAAGGTAGTATATGTTCCTCAAATTTTTCTAACAATCTTATTTCATTAATAGAATCTAAGCCATTATATTTCAAGAGTTTTTGTTTTCCACCGGGTTTTGACAATAGTTCAAAAATACGATTTAAAGAATTGGCATTATTAGGTTCTATTGATTGCAAATAAGGGGCTACATCTTCCTCATAATCTACAATACCAAAGTTTACATAGGTTTGAAACTTTAGACTTGTTATTCCTGGACGATTATCCAATATGTGTGCTAATTGCATTGTATCAGCATACCATCCCTGTACAGGTTGTCTTAACTTTACTACACTCCAAGTCTCTTCAAACTTTATATTGTGTGCACATTTTCTTATTTCTTCATTGGCTAATAGTCTTATAAAGGGCAGTCTCTTTTCTCTTGTATCTGGCATTAAAAAAGTATAGGCGTGATCTCTTGTGTTAGCAATTGACACACTTACAATTCTATGCCCTGGGGCATGTGGTTTTATTCCTGTTGTTTCGTAATCGAATGCTACAGTTGCATATTTAATTGTATCAAGTACAGATAAATCTTCAATTTCTTCGATATCAGGTTCAAAGTATATAGGTACAGGTATTTTCAATAAAGAAAAAGCTTGACTTAAATCCTCCATCCAAATAACTTGTTCTACTACACCTTCTGATCTTTCTATGTAACTTGGGTGAAATGTAGGACAAATCCAAGCATTAAAATCTTGATCGGGAATAGTAAATCCTCTCCATTTTGAAATACCCCCTAAGTCTCTTTTCCAACGATGTCCTATCAAACTGTACACTGGTGAATTTCCTAACAGTATAATTATCTTAGGTTTCTTTTGTTCAATAAGTTTCAATATTGAAGGGCGGCAACATTCCATTTCAAAGTTTTCTGGGGCTCTGTTGTTACCCCCTTCATCAGTAGGACGACAAAGACAGGCATTTACATTAAGGCAATCTTCAAACAAATCAATTCCAAGTTTTTGATAAGCCCTATGTAATAATTTACCAGCCTTGCCTTGCCAAGGTTTTCCTAAATCATCCTCTGTTTCTCCTGGTGCCTCACCTATGTTAAGTATTTTTTTCTTAAAGTTACCAAAAGGTTCCATTCTTGGGGATTTACACCCCTTGCTTAATCCACAGGAGTAACAGGTATAACTCTTTCCGTCCGGTCGTATATTTGAACTTACTTCTTTTTTAGTAAAAAATGATTGTTGCATATTAATCTTTTCCTCTTAACAATGCCATATACTTCCAATTTTCTCCTTGTATTCTCAATCTCTTCATTTTTTCATTTATAATACAGTTAGAGTCTTCACTCTCCTTTAATATGCTTTTCAATAGGCAAGGTGTTACTTGTATTTTTAAAGGAACATCTCGGTACCTTACTTGCATTTCCTCCTCATACCACCCTGTTTCTGATTGTACGGACAATACTATTTTATTCTTCTCAATAGAAACGTCTATAGATTCATCTAAGTCATGTTCCTTTTTTGCAAATACTCTTGCCCGTTCAATAGCCTCATCAGTTGTTTTAGGTAATTGTATTTCCTTACCATCAAATACAAAATTAGGTTCCGTTTGCACAAAATTTTCTTTGTAAATGCGGCAAGAAATAATTATTTCCTTATCATTTTTAAAGTGAATCCATCCCTTACCTTGGGCAATATAAGTAGGATTAATTTTAATAACCTCTTTGGCGGAAGTGTAAGGTATTAAAAACCTATCTAACAATACATTGGATTTAAAATAGAATAATGTGATAGTATAGTTATCACTGGACTCTGCCTTAAATTTTTCAATGTTAATACATGTTAAAATAGGTTGACTGGCATCCCTCGAACACCCACCAACAACAAATTTCAATCCTTCAATAAAATCTTCTGGTAGTTTTTCCCATTGTCCTTCTTCCGTTAATTCTTCTTTTAGAGGCAATTTAACCTCACTTTGGAAAGGTAACCCAGCCTTTACTCTACCACAATGTAATACTAATTGATTTTCTTCTACAACGAAGTTGATTTTATCTACACTTATTTTTTCTAAAAAGGCATAAAATTTTTCTGCCTCTACTGCCCCTTCGAAGTCAATTTCTTTTACAGGATAACAAATACTAATATCATCATTGTAGGTTAATACCTTTTTGTCTAAAAAAACGAAAGATGTTGATTGTTCAATTCTTTCCTTTTTAGCCAATCCTGGACGTACAACGTCCAAAGCCTGTTGGAATTCTTTTTTACTTATTTCCATATTTCTTTTAATGTTTCTTCAAGTTTAGAATTGTGCATCAATTTACGATTAATATATTCTGATTTTAAGTACATACGGTTTAATCTTTCTTTATTAGTACGATAGGTTAATTGCCAAGCCTTAATTGGAAAAGTCCAATACTTA